GGTTTGTCCGCCGTCCAGTTCTTAACAAAGAACCAGTCGTCGTCTTCATCGCAATTATACCACATAAAAACCCCTAGTATCTTTCCATCTTCGTCTTGCTCTACGATGAAGGTATCCTTGGCCATATGGTAGGCTACAAGGAGTTGTATTAAGTCACGAGGCCATCCGTCTAGTACCTTGCCGTTTTCCCTTTCAATACAGAAGTCCACTACCTTGTCGATGTAGGCAATGGCTTCTTTCTGTTCAGCGTTTTGCAACGCTAGTTGTACTGATTGTAGGAGAGGGTTCATTAACGTAATTCATAAAATTCAAAACTCGTAATAGTAGGACCTCCAGTACCTTGAAAAAACTTATAGATAGAACCAGGCGGAATAATAGCACTGCCTGTGTTAGCAGAATATCCACTAAAACCTATCTCGTCTATAAGAGGTAAAGCCTGAAAAGAACCTCCACTGGGTTTAATTCTCATATAAACCTGAAGGTCATCAGCACCCCCTACATTTATGTATCTAGCATTTACTAGAACGGTTATTGGTTTTGCTGTACTATTGGTGTATTCTGTAGTGTCATCTATAACACGAGTAACTGCCTGCCACGTTTGATTGATACCTATTGTAACTGAATCTACATAAGCCTTAATACTTTCGGACGTAGCCAATGTAGTATCAGTAGCAGTAACCATTGTGTCGTCATCAATGACATCTGTCAGCTTAGCAAAAGTAACATTAGCATCAAGGATCTTTGCTGTAGTAACAGCATCCGCTGCAATCTTAGCTGTGCTGACACCACTGTCAGCCACTACAATCTGACCAGAGGTATTCACTGTAGTAGAGGCACTGTCAGTCGCTGACTGATCAAAGGTAGCTAGATCAACTAAGTCGTTAAGCTTGTCCGCCGTAAGTTGCTCTCCGTTGGAGAACGCTGTTCCTTTATTTATAATAGACATAATTTAAATTGTTAAGCTGATTGCAGGAGAGGGTTCATTAGTATCCGAAGGCTGTCCAGCTATATGTTGCTGCACTAATAGGGTTCATTGTCCAGCCAGTAGAACTCAAGGCAGTGTATGATAAGTTAACAGTATCGTCTGAAGCACCACTTCGTTGCCCTTGTAGATTTAAACAAGCAGTTGGAAATGCTGTTGCAAATGTAAAGGATTGAACACCACCATTAGAAGTTACAGTCCCAAATTTCATAATCAAACCATTCGGGAGCGTTACACTTTCTTCGCCTGCATATGATGCAGGGACAAATGTCTGAGCTGAAGAATCCACATAAGCCTTAATGCTTTCCGAGGTCGCCAAGGTAGTATCAGTAGCGGTAGCCATTGTGTCATCGTCGATAACATCCGTAAGTTTGGCAAATGTTACGTTGGCATCTAGGATAGCAGGTGTAGTAACTGCATTATCAGCAATCAAAGCTGGAGTGATTGCATCGTCAGCAATGTCAGCAGTGCCAATAGAGGCAGCAGTCAAGGCCGCCGTAGGCGAGCCAAGGTCATTGAGTTTAGTAGATGTTACCGTTTCAGTAGCGGTAAATGAGTTGCCAGGAGTAATTGTAATTGTAGCCATATCTTATATTGCTTTATTTGTTGATCTAAATGCTTCTGCTCCAGCGACTTTGATCGCTCGGAAGCGAGGTCGGCCAACTGTATTGCTAAGGGTTACTTGCATTCCGTATGCTCGTTTGTTACCTATTCTACCACGGATTGATACATCCTCGTCAGGTGCTAGGGTATTACCTGAGTTACAAGCTCTTAATGTACCAAGATCTACGGTGCTGTCAATGTTTTCAAGCTCTGCGCTAATGCTTAAGTCAGAGGCATTATCAGGGGATGACTGCACGTGCAACTCAAAGTTGTTCCAACGCTTGCGGTCAATAGTACCTAGGGTGAACTGCCTTGTAGTGACAGAAGCAGGTATATCGTGAGCTACGGTTTCCTCCTGCCCTTCGACGGGGATTTCAGTAGCAAGCAGGTCTACTGCGTCTACACGGGCATCTAGCTTGTGCAGGCCGCCAAGTGTGTTCACTGCATATACTGCACGGTCAGCCTTCTTACCTGCTACAATTAAGTTAGCGATGTTCCAGTTTACGTCTTCTGTAGTGTCAATGCTTTCCCACTGCTTATTGATAAAGTTAAATATCAAAATAGCATTATTGACCTGACTTCCGTCAAGGGGAACCGCTAGGTAATATCTGTTATCGAAGTACACCCCTACGCTCTTGTCCCATACTGCACGGTTAATACGCTTAATAACGGGATCAATCGGGGAACTTAGTGGCACTTCATTGCCACGAAGATTGTACAGGTCCTGGAAATTAGCACCGTATACTCCATTGTCAGACAGGAATAGTACATTGTTGCCTACCTGGATAATGCTGTTGCGTGCAACGCAACCTACTTCATTGGTAATTAACTGCACCGTTGCATCTAGTCCTGCTCCACTGACTAAATGAATACTGTTGCGATTAAACACCAGAAGCTTGTCATCTGAGAAAGAGTGCAGACCTACATTAAAGTCCGCTGTACCTGCATTAAATCGGTACTGCGCATAGACCTGATCATAGGTGTCGGAGTCCAAGATATCAGAGACAATAACCTCGTCCAAGATAGCACGATAAGTAAAGGAATCTTCTGTGTCGTCTACGCTGTACTTGAAGGGCATTACCAGCCTGCGCTGGTGATAGGTTGCGTATTCAGGTGCAGGCATATGAGTAAACCCAAGGCCTACCGAAACGTGCTGCTGAAATATAACTCCAGTTCTATTTGCTTCGTCTGGACTTTGCACATAGAAAGAAATGGAAGGTACGCTGTCGTCTCGTTCTGCAACAACATAATCAGTCCCGACCACAAGAAGGCTATTACCACTGTCCTCGATTTCAAAAATGTCCCCGACCTTCAATCCGTTCATAGCCGCTACTGAATTAAATGTAGCAACAGCCTTGCCGTCCGTAATGCTTACAGAAGAAGGAGCAAGCTGCTTAGGCTGACTGTATTCTCCACTGGCAACCAGTTTAAACCCTGGCGATATAGTAGAGGTAGCGTCCACTGTATAGGTAGCGGCTGCTTGAAAAGCAACTGGCAGGTCATAGGTAAAGGAAGTACTGCTAGGTACAGTGTTAATCACCCAGCCTCCATTTGGATCTTCCCCTGTAGGAAATCCAGTAAGCCCCGCAATTGTAATTGCGTCCCCGATAACTAGCCCGTGGTCAGCCGAGGTATTAACTGTAACTACATTAGAAGCAGCTGGTGTACTTGCTGATGCAATAGCAATAGGGCTGAAGAACTTGTCATTTTTTAGTGCAGTCTGCCCGTCTCGAAAGATGAACAGCCTGTTAAAGGCCTGTAGCATACTGCTGGCAGGCGGTACGTTTTCCCCAAGGGGGTAAGCCATCGTAATGCTAGTAGACGTATCCTGGAGGTCCGTAGCTACTGCGCTTACATTGGAGGCCAGTACAATAAACTGATTGTTATCTTGATTCGGATCACTAAAGGTTGCACTTGCGTACACCTGTGAAACGGCACCCTGGTCCAGGATCATATTGTATCCAATGACAGAAGATGCAGTAAGCACCGTCAGCTGCGGCTCAGAGCCTCCGTCGTCCAAAGCAAAGGGTAAGTTAAGGGGAGTGCTGTAAGGCTCGTTAGCACCCGTTAAATCGTACGTAAGGGTCTTTGTGCCTACGTTGTCTGTAACTAAGGTAAGAGTATGAAGACCATTGGGGTCCGTTGTAGTACTTACTAGGTTCTCTACGTAGATCTCGTCACCTGCAACAAATACGTGACCAGGCTCTACGGCTGGGTCATCAATAACAATTAGGACTTTACCATTAACCAAGGATGCTGACCGAATAGTAGTAGGCAGCAGTCCAACTACAGGAGGAATAGCAGTGCTCTCTGCTGTAGTAGGTAGACGCAGTACATCGTCACCAGAAGCAAATGGTGCCTTGATGAAACCAATACCTGGACGGACCTGCCACTCTCCATTCTTGCCCAGTCTACCATTAGAGCTGTTAGCAAGCATACCAGCTGGAAGCTGGTCGGGTCTAGCGTAGGAGTTAAAACCAATAAACCCTACGTCCAGGTCTTCTTGGATAGGGTCATCATTAGGTCCGTATGTAGTGTAGCGTGACAATGTATTCTTTGGTTATTGATTAGCACTTCCAGGCCTTGCGGCTCCAGTAGTTAGCAGATAGTTTATTGCTCTTACCTTTGATGCCACCGCTACGAGCGCAGTAGCTTTTCTTACGCTTTGGCTGATCTTTTTTGATCGTCATATTAGCATCCCCGAATCTGACGATCTTTTCCTTGCCACCCTGGCAAGCCTTCACGACGAACTTCTTACCACCCTGTACTTCACGGCGTGGTACGTTGCACTTCATCTTTGATTTGTCAGGCATTATTTCTTCTTTCCGCAGCCACAGCCTCCACGCTCTCCACAGGAACCCTTGCCAGCTTTTACATTTGTTTTGCGTCCGTACATATTATTATTTTACTTGAGATGAACCAAAGTAGAAACCTACGATGGCGAGCATAGCCTGACGAACTTCGGGAAGTAGTACGAACCCCTGTAAGGATTCCCAGCTACCTTCACCTAAACCAAGCAGTTTAAAGATACCTCCTAGTCCTTCCCTCTCGACAGTAACTGGGGTCGATGTAAGGGACAGGATGAATGGGGCTACGATCACAGCGAACAGAATGAACCCTACAAAGACACGACGAACCCAGACGCCACCACGCCCTGCTGCACGATCAGCGGAGTCATCCGCCGCCACCTGCTGCTTGATCATCATCTCAAAGTTACGTGCTTGAGATTCTGCCTGAGCTGCGATCAGTTTCATTACAAAGCCGCTCACGCCGCCTCCGAGCATTGCCAGTAGTTCTAGGTTCATAT